CTGAGAAAGCAACCAAGATGAGAGACGACATTGTGCGGTTCGGGCAATCAGAAGGGTTTAGCCAAGATGAATTAGCTAATTTAGTTGATCATCGACATATTTTGGTTTTACGCAAAGCGATGCTTTATGACCAGATGAGCCAGAAGAAGGCCGCTGTAACCAAAAAAGCAGAGAAAGCAAAACCATTTGTTAAGGCTGGCGCAAAAAAATCTAACACAACAAGTAAGGCAAAAGCTCGGCAGACTGCCGCCTCTAGGATGAAGAAGTCAGGCTCCGTTGATGACGTAGCTAAATATCTTTTAAGTTAAGAGGAATTGAAAAATGGGCGTTTCAGCTAACACAAATGAAACCTATGATGTAACTACTATCCGCGAGGATTTGCAGGATGCTCTGGTTTCTATCTCACCGACCGAAACTCCGGTCATGTCAGCCATTGGTCGCAAGAATGTAGACAACACCTATTTCGAGTGGGGTGTTGTAGATTTAGCGGCGGCTGGAGACAACCGCGTCATTGAAGGCGAAGCCGCGCCGGGCAATGATGCTCCGACTAATGCAGTGCGTCAGGCTGGGTATACCCAGATTTCTGATAAAGTGGTTGAAGTGTCTGACACAGCTAACGCTGTTAAGGGCGCGGCAGACGCACAGACCACTGCCAAGCAAATTGCGTACAAGCTCAAAGAGCTAAAGCGCGATATGGAAAAGATGCTTTGTGACAATGTTGCGGCATCAGCGGGCGCGTCTGGTACTGCACGACAGACAGCTGGTCTGCCTGCATATCTGCGCACAAATGCTGACCGCGCAAGTGATGGTGCAGACGGCACTACGTCAGGCACTGGTACGGCAGGCTTTATTAACGCCGCCGCTACGGATGGCACACAGCGAACATTGACCGAAACATTGTTGAAGTCTGTTATTGCTGATTGCTGGACTGCGGGCGCGGAGCCAAGTGTGGTTATCTGCGGATCATCGCAGAAGCAAACCATCTCTGCCTTCACTGGTAACGCAACAAAGTTCAAAGACATCACTGACGGTAAGCTGACCACAGCTATCGACATCTATGTCTCTGACTTTGGTGAACTGCAAATCGTCCCGTCACGATTGAGTCGTTCACGTGATGTGCTCGTGCTTGATCCTAACTACGCGCGAGTTGCTTATCTGTCACCAACCTCTCAAAAGGAACTGGCGCGAACTGGTCACGCAGAACGTCGCTTGATTTCTGTGGAGTATGGTCTGCAGGTAGACAACGAAGCGGCACACGGTGTTGTAGCAGACATCAGCTAAGGTTTGGGGGCTTTGCCCCCGTTTCTGCAAGTCGCGTTTAGGGGCTGGCAGGCAAATGCTCCATTTGCCGCACAAGGTACGCGAATTGGTACAAGTCATGCGCTTGTGTCAGCCCCGCTTTTTTCTTACTTATTGCGTAGGTAGGGGGTAGTTATGATCCGAGAAAAGATGCTTGTTGAAGATGGCAAGCTACACATCTCAAAAGAACAGAACGTCACTGAGATGCTAGATGCCATACACAACATCAGAGAGCATCTGCCGAGCGCACACGGTGACGCAAAAGCCAGATGGGTGGGAAGTATTCCTATGGTATTAGCTGAGCAGTGGTGTCGCGAGAGCGGCGCGCAAATCGGCACGCAAGAGTATGCCGCTTACGTCAAGCGCAAGCTGTCTGACCCAGATTATAAAAAACTGGTCATCAAAGGCTACTAGGGGGCCGAAGGTGGGTGGCAACCATCTATCTATACTTGGTTATGGACTCATACGTCTATACATGGGCAATCGGTAGCAAAACGCGCCTCAAGCCATATCGACTGTGCCGATATAAAGAGTTGCACAGTACCTCTGAACAAACCTATGCGTGGTATTTGCCGTGGCCTCATTCTCGGTGTAGCCCCTATGTGATTTACGAGGTGCACGATGATTGACCCGATTACGGCGGCGGCGGCGGCTACAAAAGCCTACGCTGGGGTTAAAGCCTTCATCGAGGCTGGGAAGAGTATAGAAGATACCTTTTCGGTTGTTGCGCGCTGGCAGGCGAGTGCGTCAGATATCCTATATGCGAGCCAACGTCAAAAAAAACGTACAAACCCTTTTAAGGAGATTGTTTTTTCTAGCTCTGTTGAGGCAGAAGCCGCACAGATGTTTGCCGCTAAAAAGCGGATTGAAAATCAACGGAAAGAGATAGTGACTCTCTTGCAGTACGCATATGGGAACGAAGGCTTAGAGGAATACCGAAGGTGCATGAAAGAAGTGCAGGCACAACGAGAAAGAGAGGTTTACGCTCAACAAGAAGCGAAAGACGCGGCAGTGAAGGCAACGTGGATTGCAGTGTTAGTGGGCATCGCGGGGTACTTAATTAGCATCATTGTAAAAGCGGTAATGAGTCGTGGCGCGTGAAGGATAAGTTGTATTACCCTAGTCGTCACTGTTATGGTGATGTACGTTTAACCTTTATGCTACAGGAGTGCCGTATATGAAGCCTGCCATCACGATGTTGTTACTTTTATTGCCGTTACCTTTGCTTTCTCAAACTGTGATCTACTACGACGATGGATCAGTGTACACGGTGCAACCCAATGAGCACGTGTATGTAGAAACCGCGCGCAAAATGTTTACCAAAAAAGGATATAAAAATGGTAACGAGTATTTCACGTTCACTGAGCCAAGCGACAAGGTAGACTATCAGCCAGAACCTTACGATGGACTAGAACCGGGCTCACAAGAGTGGTGTGAAGCCTACGCCCCATTTCTGCATGCGAATGGGTATACTTTTGACGACCAATTGTATATTCGTAATTGCGGAAATTAGGGCGGCAACATGGGAGAAGATATGAAGCAGGTTGTTGATACGTTTAGCGTGGCGACGGCGGTCGGTACGATTTTAGAGACATTGCCGCCGCTAGCCGCGCTTTTTACGATCATTTGGACGGCCATACGAATCTGGGAAACTGATACCGTTCAGGATGCATTCCAGAAAAAACGCAAACGAGATGCGAAAGGCCGGTTTGTATCTGAGGATGATGATTGATGTTACAGGCATTAATTGGGCCTATTGCTGGCATCGCGAAAACATGGATGACAAACCGGCATGAGCAATCACAGGCTAAACACCAAGCTAAAATGCAAGTCATTTCCAACACTGCCACGTGGGAAGAAAAAATGGCAGAGGCCAGCGCCAGTAGCTGGAAAGACGAATTTTGGACCATTGTATTGGCGGTTCCACTCTTCTGTCTTGGTTACTCTGTTATCGCTGATGACCCCGATGTTTTTATTCGGGTTTCTGATAGTTTTGATGTGCTGGCTTCTTTGCCTGATTGGTATCAGTATTTACTGTTTCTTGCAGTATCTGCGTCGTTTGGAATACGTGGTGCTGATAAGCTCATGAAGTTGAGAGGCAAATGACACCAGAGCAATTAAACGCATGGCGCATAATCCCTCGCCTGTTGATGTTTGCCATGATTGCGATGACCTACAGAACCGTGGAGTGGTTCATGTCACTGCCTGACCCTAACCCAGAGCAAGCGGCATTGGTCAGCGTTATGACCGGTGCATTAACAGGCGCTTTCGGGTTGTTCCTCGGTAAAAAAGAATGAATTACTTTTCTGAGGATGAGTTGAGGTGCCAGCACAGCGGTGAGTACAAGTTTGATAAGGGCGTGCTGAAAATCCTTAATGCCATACGCAAAGAATTTGGGCCTATGCCTGTTACCAGTGGGTACCGGTGCCCTGAGCATCCAATAGAAGCGAAAAAAACACGGGTCGGCGCTCATACTACGGGCAAGGCAGTAGACATTGGCGTTAGCCGAGCAGACGCATATAGATTGATAGAGGTGGCTGTGGCGCATGGGTGTCCGAGGATTGGCGTTAATCAGCGCGGTGAAGGCAGATTCATACATCTCGATTGGGACTACGATAGGCCATACCCGACGATCTGGTCTTACTAGTGGAGGAGTGCGCGGCTAACGAAATAGAGTCTGCGTTAGACGGCATATGGGAAATCTTGGCCTTGCACCCGTGGGACTTGATTTACCTAAGCATACCCATGAGCATATTGGCGTTTTACGTCCTATCCATTTACGCAATGTTTAAGCGCATACAGAAACGGTATTCATAAACATTGTGGGTGGTGAACAGCGCGCCTATCAAGAACGATCGGGGCTCAGCGGTGTTCTAATGACGCCACCCGCGCCATTTAGGAGTCAGCCCCATTACAATCTAGCCAGTTATCTGCGCTAGTTGCAAGAGGCCGCTTACAAGAAAAACACACAATAAATACTTGCCGCCGTGACTAGCACTAGCGGCAGTACGTACTCTGGTATGTCAGGCATTTTTTATTCCGCGCCTTCTGCGTCTCTAAAATTTAAATGCTTCAAGGTAAGCTCTAATGTCTGCGTCAGCGTCAGCTGAGTGCCAATTTTCTCGGACAATACCTTTTGCTGTCTCTGTAGGAGACCAAGCGCATTAGCATTGAGAGTTACGTTTTTAGTTTGATTGCGCTTTCGCGACTCTCTGGCGCTGGCGTTAATTTCCTCTCGCGTGCGCGGTGTCTTTCGCCTTGGTCTGCCCCGCTTCTTCACACGGCCCTGCCCTCGCAAAATGTCTTTAATCATTGCTCTATCCTCTTGTCGGTCAGGACCACCCCAACCAAAAAACAAGTATGACCTACTTAACGCAACAGCGCACGCATGTTCGGTAAAATTTATTTTATTATTTTTGTAGGGTAAAGGTTTGCGCTAACAGGTAAAGTGGCTCATAATGCTGTTTTAGTCGAGCAACTTGTAAGGGGAAGAAGATGGAATTCAAGACAATGACAATTAGCACTAGGTCGCATGGCGAGGCAGTCGTGCGAGTGCTCAGCGAAACTGAGAAGGCGATTAAGCTGGGCGGGATGTGTAGCTCCGCATGGTTTCCAAAGTCAGCGATACACAGCGATGGCGAAATTGCCAGCTGGTTTAACTTTCGCCTAGAGCATTTCTTTTTGTTCGATGCGCCGTACACGACGAAGTCTGACTTTGTCAAAGAGACGCGCGTGACCTTAGCCGATCTTTTGTAACTGGTTAGCATTTGTTCTACGTGGAACACAAGGAGTTATGCACACATGAATGTTCTCATCAAAATTGCTGTCGACAATGCCGAGGCTTACGAAGATCAAGAAACTTTTGAGGATACCGGCGCGGAAATCGTTGATGCTGAAAAGCGCCACCTAACGCTAGAGGTTGATCACTCTGAGGTTGCGATTTTGTATGACGTTGTTAAGCACAGAGAAGTGAGTGAGATGCACGGTACGCCAGTGGTCGAGGAGTTGATCGAGGTAGCGCGCGTGCACTCTGCACGGTGGGGCCAGCACAAAATAATCAACGGCATGGAAGTAGCCGATTTCATTGAGGAGCATGGGCTCTCATGAAAAAACCAGCGATATCTTGTGAGCCATTCAGCGCAGAATGGGAAGCCTTAAATTATTGCGACAGCTGTCAAGCGGATGTGCGGGGAAAGGTCTACACGTTAGAAGATAACCCTACGCGTTATTGCGAGCACTGCTGGGATGTAGTGCAAGATTTACAGCGCGACTATGCACCGGACAATATGTCTTGAAAAAATTGTTGCGCTTACCAAATTCATGGGGCATAATGCCCAAGATGGTTAAACGTCAAACTGTAAGGGGAAAGTAATGAGTAAGATGGGACAATATGTGTATGACCTGCAAAACGGACATGAGCCTCGCCCGCCGGTGAGCGTTTACTCCAGCACGATTGTGCGGATGCCTGAGAGTGAGCCGCCCTATGGGACTAGCCTTCAGGGGTACGTGTTCTGTAAGTACAGCGAGTTAGTCGAAATGTTCGGCGAGGAAAATTACAACTCTACCTCTATCGATGACAAGGTTACCCACGAGTGGTATCTGACCTTCTCGTTATTGGACAGCGTGACGCAGGAACCGGTAGAGATTGTTCGCGCCAGTATTTACGATTGGAAAAACTACGATGGCGGTGAGCTTGTCCGTAGCAATGGCGTAGTTGAATTCCATATCGGCGGCTTAGATTCAAAGGCTGTTGAGTGCGTCAAGAGGGTTATCAAATCCAACGAGAACCTGATTGATGGCGGCGCGTCTTGGAAGTTTGAGGGCATCGATGAGGCGGTCCAGATTGCTGACTCATTTACCCTAAGGAAGTGTGTCGATGAAGAATAATGACGGAACTGTCGACATTAAGGGGAGCTCGTACAAGCTGGTCGCTCAGCGTGTCAAAGAGTTTAGGGAGGCGCATCCTAGCTACGGAAAGCTAACGCACGTTATTTTTCATGACGAAACGCGCGTAATGATACAGGTAGACATTACCGACGAAGAAGGGCGGGTGATAGGTTCTGGCGTTGCAGAGGAGCGCAGGGACGATAGTCAGATAAACAAAACGTCTGCCACAGAGAATTGCGATACCAGCGCCTACGGTCGCGCATTAGCAAGCATAGGGTATGCCGGTAATGATGCGTATGCGTCTGCTGACGAGCTTGTAATGGCGCTGACCCAGCAGAATAGCGATAGCATTAATAACCTCTGTAAAGCCGTCATAGCGGCTTATCAGGGCGATCCGATGGGGTTCTGTGACTGGGTAGAAGGTTTGGATGAGGCTGACCGCGAAAGCTATTATGGCAGTGGTCGGCAAGGCGAGAAAACCAAGTTTAAAGAGTCTTGGGATGGCCTGTACCGTCAGGGTTGCGAATTGCTAGATGAGTATGAGATTAGGATCGCAAATTACTGTCAGAATGATGACGCGTTAGGGTTCATACAGCTTTGGGATCAAGAGCTAACGCCGAATCAAAAAAGCAAGATGAATGCGAGGCTGTCTGCTGAACATAAAGCGATTGCCAGAAGGTTCATCGAGACAAGCGTGTTCGCGGAGGATAACGATGACGGTTAATAAAGTTATTTTGGTAGGCAACTTAGGCGGTGACCCAGAGGTTAGGGTGATCGCCAACAGCGGAGCGAAAGTAACTAATGTTAGCCTCGCTACATCAGAAACCAGAAGCAAAGAAAGGCACACTACTTGGCATAAGTTAGTGTTTTTCGGAAAGTTGGCTGATATAGTTGAAGAGCTTGCGCGGAAAGGAAATAAAGTTTACGTGGAAGGCAGGATTAGCGCCAGAGAATATGAGTCTCAGGGGCAGAAAAAAAAGTCATTTGAGATTGTTTGCAATCAGTTTCAGATGTTAGACAGTAAGGAGGAGCGGCAGGCAGAGGTAGCGCCGCCGCCTAAACAGCAGGAGACACCAATCGATGTTCCCGAAGACGACATTCCATTTTGATATCGGCAGATGCGTGCGAATGGCGCAGGCTGAGAAGCAAATTAGCAACGTAGAGCTAGGCAGGCTAGCGGGCGTGAACAGTGTCAGAGTCAGCCATTGGCGAAAAGCTGAAGATATGCGTATAAGCCGCATAAACCAGCTGTGCGACATATTCGGCATGTCGAGGGAAGAGTTTTTTGCGGGCGGTAAAGATCGCTCAGTCGAAGAAGATACAGACGCCTCTGATTATGGACAAGGGCCATTCGGATCGCGTCGCATTTAGGTTGCGCGCTAGAGTTAGATCAGCGATAAATAGAAATGCCCCTTTCGGGGCATTAGGGGTAGATATTACCGTAGTTGTTAAGGGGATTAACCAACTACAGCAATGGCGTCAGTCTACACGATAGTAGATCAGTACACAATCCTCAGAGGCTTTGGGGCGCTAGGCTTGGGAATCAGAAAACCCGAGAGCGGAGTTGACCCTCTTTATAACCGCCCTGCTGGTCGAGAGCAGATCAAGCAGATAGACGACAAGATTCGATACCAAGGCCAGAGCTCGTCATCACTATTTTTTTGAGCGATAGCATGCGCTATTGCATTAAAAGGGTATTGTCTTTAAAAAGGGGAAACGTATGACGCGTAAGCAAAAGTGGTGGGAATGGCACAAACAAAACCCTCATGTTTACGAATTGTTCGTCAAGTTTACTTTTCAAGCTATTAGGCGAGGACACAAGCGTTGTAGTGCTTGGTTGATTGTTAACAGAATTCGCTGGGAGACAACAATTGAGACGTCAGGTAGTGACTTCAAGATTAGTAACGATTTCATTGCATACTACGCGCGCCTGTTTCATGCGCATTATCCAGAGCATGAAGGCTTTTTTAAAATTAAAAAAATGAAGGATGAGTAATGAAGACTAAAGACGGCGAAGAATGGCAAGCCTCCGACGAAGATGTGCTGGCGTGGCAACAAGCATATAAGGAAATCGACGTTTTCGTTGAGATAGACGCAATGGCCTGTTGGTTAGACGCCAACCCATCTAAACGAAAAACTAAGCGAGGGATGAAAAGGTTTGTGAATGCTTGGCTTAACCGCGCAAATAAAAAAGGCGGTTCGCCGCAACAATATCGCGAGCTAGTTGTTGAAGGTGAGCCGATGCCGCTAAAAAAATGGAGCATGATAGATATGCTCACCCATGATTTTATGAACAGCGAAAAGATGCGGCAAAAGTGGCTAGCGGAACATGGTCAGTATGTAGACGGCAAAGGCGTGCGTCATGTCCGGTGAGTCGTGGACAATTTCAAACGCGGAACAGCGGAAAGCGTTAATCGAATATATCGAATCAAATACGGAAAGCGACATAACTTTCACGATACAACGCGGGAAGCGCACCGGCAGACAAAACAACGCTCTGCACGCCTACTGCCGAGAGGTAGCGAAACAAATGGAGGCGCGTGGGTATGACATGCGAGAAGTGCTAAAGCCGACAGTGGAAATAACGCCTACTCTAGAAATAGTCAAAGACCACATATGGAAGCCAGTACAAGAAAGCGTTACTGGTAGGTCGTCTACTACCGACCTTACGACAAAAGAGGTTGACGCTGTCTATCAGGTGATTTCTAAGCACTTGGCGACTAAATTCGATATCACAGTTGCGTTCGGGAGAGAAGAATGGCGATAAAGGTAACGCCTGCTGACTCAGCATTTTCTAAATGCGTAAAAGAGCGCGCAGATTGGACATGTGAGCGTTGTGGGAAAAAGTATGAGGAAGGTCATCGAGGATTGCACTGTTCTCACGGTATTGGTCGTGGTACTTGGGCTACGCGATTCATGGGTCTTAACGCGATAAGCGCATGTTACGGCTGTCATCAGCTGGAAGGCGGGAATTGGATGCAACGGCTACTGACAGAAGAAGAGAGAGAGCTGATTAGAGAGTTTGCTAACGATTATGCGCGGGGCAAAGCGGCGCGAAAAACAAAAGGGAAAGGGGATGTCGCGAAGCATTTCAGGGAGCAACTCGACATTATGAGACAACTGCGCGAGTGTGGCGCAACAGGAAGAATAGATTTCGAGGATTATTTTTAATGTACGAATATAGGTGCGAGCCCACAAGAGTGATCGATGGCGATTCTGTCGTTTGCGATATCGATTTAGGTTTCGACGTTTGGTTGCGTATGCGCCATTTGAGGCTAGCAGGCATAGACTGTTGCGAGATGCGCGGCGGCACAAAACAGAGTAAAGCCTTAGCTCAGATGGCTAAAGATTTTGTACGAGAAAAATTACTCGTGTTCAACGGGCTAAGAGATGAGGCTAGGGAGGGTATTTACATAATCAGCCGAGAGGATGGGCGGGGGAAATTTGGCAGGATATTGGCAGATTTATATTGCCCTGATTCGGAAGTCAGCATAAACGATCAACTAGTACAGAATCGCATGGCAGTAAAGTACGAGGGTCGCAGTAAAGATGAAGTGCAAGGTCTGCACCAAGCCAATATCATGTATCACATCGAAAGCGGCAATATCACCGAATAATACAAGAGGAGACAACGTGATTTGCGGCGAAGCATTAGAGCTACCTCTGTTTCCAGCAGAGGAAGGGGGTGCAAGTCCCACCTCGCCGCTCCAAATTAAATTTGTGGAGATTGATAAAGGGGTGGCGGCAAGCCTTTACAGGAAGCACCACTACCTTGGGGACAAGGGCTTTTTACATCAGTACACCTATGGGGGTCTTTGGCATGGCGAGGTTATCTGCGCGATTACTTACGGGATACCTAACGCTCACTCCATAAACGGGCTATACGACAAACACAATCAGCACGGGGTGCTAGAAATAACAAGATTGGTGTGTGACCCACGTTGCCCCAAAAACACGCCCTCAAGAATGATCGCCATCACGACAAGATTGTTAAAAAAAATCTACCCATTGAAGCTGTTGATTAGCTACGCAGACACGGCGCAGGGACATGATGGGGGCATATACAAGGCGTCTAACTTCCGTGCTCACGGCCTGACCGCGAAGAAAACAGATTTTGTATTTCCAGATGGCTCTATACGAAAAGGCAGGGGCATTAAATACTCAGAGTTGGAGGGGGAGTGGGTTCCGCGATCCCAGAAATACTTATTCAGCAAAAAGATTGAAGATGACAGATTCCCGCCGACCGGAAATTAGCATTAATCACATCTGTAACATCGCATATCACTAATGACAAAATGCTAAAAACGCCGTAAAAAAGAAAAAAATTATTTTAAAAAAAGTGTTGCGCGGGCCTGTTTTGTCAGTCACAATGCCCTAAATAGTTAGTCATTTAACTGTAAGGGGAAAGACATGAAGTTAGTTATTCACACTCAGCACAAAGAGAACTACGGCGCGCACGATTGGGACGGCGAAGGCGCTTGCCCGCAGTATTGGAAGTTTAAGGGCGGCAACACCTACGTGGTCGAGAACATCACTGACGAGCAGGCTATCAAGATTGGTACAGACGGTATTCCGAATCTGACCCGCCTGATCGAATACTCCAGTGACTCGTTTCAAGAGTACATCACGATGATCATAACCACCGACGATCACGCTACGCCGTGGGAAGAGTGGGATACGCCTGTTCAGCTGGTTTACAGCGAAGGCAAGTGGCACGCGGTGGAACTGTCGGAAGGCCGATATTCTGGTCTGCGTAAAGAGTGCTTAGCTCAGCGTAAAACGTGGACGCTAGCTGAGGGCGGCGAGCAAGAAGGTTTCAAGTGTGAAATACAGTTGGCAGAAGGCTGGTTTAGCTGGGCAGAAGCCTGTGAGCGATTGAGCAAGATGGACGAGGCCGCGTAAGCGGCTTCATTTTTAACTAACCGAAAGGGGAAAGTACGATGGGTATGTATGAAGTAGCAGTAAAGCAATCAGCGATAAATGACCTGATGTCACAGGTCGACGATCAAGGCTTGTTGTTTAACGTAACCGAGCATAGTTTGTTTGCAGAGACGCACGATGTGACTGCATACGGGCAAGAGGGCTTGCGCGCGATCAACAACAAAAAAGCGTTGATCAACACTAGAACTGACGAAATTATGAGTGTCGTTAGCGCGTCGTATAAGGTCGTTAGTAACGAGGAAATCTTCAGCAATTTTTGCCGCGCTGTCGTGGAGGCAGGAGTCAACATAGAAGGCGCGCATGCTAAAGTGTCACAAAATGCGACAGGTAGCCGCGCTCTCGTAGAGTTTTCGTTTCCTGAGGAGTTGATTAGGGTCGAAGGTGATGATTCGCCCACTGCGTTGCAGATATGCGCTATTAACTCGTTCGACGGTTCAATGCGCTATCTCGTAAAAGGCGGTGCGTTGCGGTTGAAGTGCCTCAACGGTCAGATTCTTGGCGACATACTCGGCGAGTACTCTTCTACTCATACGAAGCAGTTAGACGTCGCAGAGAGCGCAGAACACATTATGGCTATGGTTCAGTCGTTTCAGCACGCTCGTGTCTACTGGGAAGAAATGCTCAAGAAGCCGGTACGCGACCATGACTTTGATTGTGTGGCGGCAGAGTTTCTGAACCTAAAGGAAGAGCCAAAAGGAATGCAACCGAATGTTCTTCTGGCAGGCAGATGGGAAAACCCCAACGCTCGCTCTAATGCGCGCTACAACCATCTCGTTGAGCTCTGGGACAAGTACCGCGCTGAGTTTGGGCAGAATGTCTACGCCCTGTACAACGCTCTCACAGACTACGTGACGCACCCTCATAAGGAGTATAAGGATGTTGTTAATCACCGCGTCAGACAGCGTAATGCCCTGCAGAGCGTGACAGCGAAACATCCGTTTGTCTAAAAAATATAGGGGGCTCAGCCCCCTTTTCCTTTGGGGGTATATATATGATTAATTCCTGCCCCTTGATTTTTCTGTCATTTGTGACATAGGAGATATCATGATACGTGCGGCTTTTTTAGTGGTCTTGTTGATTTTATTAGGCGTAGCGAGCAACGAGAGCTATGAAGACGAACTTCAGTTAGCTCAAAACTATTGCGAAATGGTAAACAGCGGCGCATGGCCCAATTATGAAGACCGAGATTGCTAATGAGGACTAGCCATGCATTTGCGCCAAAGCTGTTAGATAAGTTATTATCCCTAGGCGTAAGCAGTTTCACCATCTTAGATGCCGCGAGACTGCTTGAAACTACAGAGGCGCGCGCAAAAGCTACCATCATATATGGTGAGCAAATCGAGAAAGTGCGGGTAGCCAGAAAAGAAGATAGGCCAGCGGGACGCCGACAGGTATACGAAGTAGCGTCATGGCGTACCCAATGGATAACTAAGCCATGGCGTTAAGGGTAAATATATGGGCGAAAAGGCAGAGCAAACACTCGCTATCGATTACGTCGAGACGGAAGCGTTAATACCGTATGCGTTAAACTCTAGAACACACTCAGAAAAGCAAGTAGCGCAGATAGCCGCGAGCATACAGGAGTTTGGTTTCACTAACCCTGTGTTGATAGATGAGCGCCGCACGATAATCGCAGGACATGGTAGAGTGCTTGCCGCCCAGAAGCTTCAACAGGAAACTGTCCCTACCATAACCCTAAATGGTCTTTCAGAAACCCAGCGGAAAGCATACGTGATCGCCGATAATAAGCTGGCGCTAAATAGCGGCTGGGATGACGAACTACTCGCCACAGAGTTAGAGGCGCTACAGCTAGAAGACTTCAACTTAGACCTATTAGGCTGGGATGAGCTACCGGAGTTCATCCAGATGCCCGATTACAGCGTTCTAGAAGATGATGACGTAAGCGGCGAGCTAAACGATATGCGGGCGGGCGTTAGGAAAGCCATACAGATAGAATTTGAGCCCGAGCATTATGAGGAAGCGCAGGAAGTGATTAAGTGGTGGCGTCAGCAAAATGCTTATATCGGGATGATGCTCGTTGATCACCTAAAAAAAGAGATGGAAAAACATGAGGCTTAGTCGCGGCGAGATAGGGGGCATCAAATTTCTCTACCGTGATGGGATGAGTGACAAAAAAACATTCGACGAAGTATTAGGCAAGAACGTCTACCAGAAGCGCGGCATGACCATAGAGCGCGGCGAGCGGTGGATGGATTGCGGTGGCAATGTGGGCGCATTCGCATTATTAGCCTGTTCTCGTGGGGCAGAAGTGACGGTTTATGAGCCCGATCCCTATTGTTGCGAAATGATCGAAAAAAATTTAAAACTAAATAAGATGAGCGCAGAGGTAAAACAGGCCGCATTAGTTAATGACAATACGGCTTACGTTAATCTCTTTATTGGAAACAACGGTAACGTCTGGCGTAACAGTATCGTTAGGAAGTGGAACGATAAGGGGATGAGAGTCCCAGCACTAAATTTCGACAACGAGGCAGGGCATTTCGATTGTTGCAAAATGGACATCGAAGGCGCAGAGATGCCGATTTTAGAAGACACAAAAAAACGATTCAAAAAATTAGTGTACGAGTGGTCTTTTGATATAGACCCTAGTTTGCGACGCCTCTGGCAGATGCTGGAAAAACAAAAAGAGCAGTATCGAATAGAAGCGGCATGGTCGAGCATCCGATACGAAGAACGCGATTACGAAGTGTGGCAACCTAGCTGGTTCCCAGCCTGCACTAATGTGTTCTGTTTCGCCGATGCAAAGAATTGAGCTACGGGCAGTAGACCATCAGCACAAGATTGGTCAGCGCCCTGTGGAGATGCCCCCGACGTTTAGCGGTGACGCTATCTTTTACGATGATGATGAGCCGATAGGGTTCTATATTGCGACCATTCCTGAAAAGCTGAAAAAGCTAACTGACGTAGCGGATTACGAGCTAAACTCGAAGCGGGTTCCGAAGAGTGAGATGCGGCGCGCGGGCGGGCTACACAACGCCGAGAAAGAGGTCAAGCAGTTCAGCACCATCATAGGATCAGTGCCGCCTAAAGAGATAATGCGGAGGCCATACCCCACACGGTCATCTGTACATGCAGTAGATAGCGCGCAACCCTTTATCAAAGCCATGACGCTGGCAGGCCGCGAGGCGTTGAAAATCATAGAAAGCGTAGACGCTGGCCTTTATGAAAGACATAAGGCGGCAGTAGAGAGCGCCGTACCTCAGGAATGGCGGTTTTGTGACTTATTCACTAGCTCCATCAGTAACTTCAACATCGCCGCTCCAATACATCGAGACGCATTGAACGTGAAAGGTGCTCTAAACGCTATTATCACTAAGCGCAAAAACAGCACGGGCGGCAATCTATTTATTCCTGATTACAATATTACGATAAATTCTGCACACGATTCTTTACTGGTCTATCCTGCTTGGCGTAATTCTCATGGCGTTACACCTATTGTCCCAACACATGAAGGCGGTTATCGTAACTCGTTAATTTGGTATGCCTTAGACGCATTTAAAGACTATGGACGAGATCAATAGAGGCGGCAGGCCGCGCACAGAGCTTACTGAAGACCAGATTGTAGAGGTCGAGAAGCTAGCGGCTGTCCTAAATCAAACGCAACTGTGCGACTATCTGGGCATCCCTACGCGCACATTTCGGGAGATCATGGCCCGCGATGAAGAGGTTTCTGCCGCATATAAAAGGGGATGTGCAAAGGCTGTAGGTACTGTGGCGCAATCGTTATTGCGTAGCGCGACAGAGGGCAATACTACGGCGCAGATATTTTTCCTCAAAACCAGAGGCGGCTGGAAAGAGACAGCGCCAGACCCTGTAGAGGCTCCCCCGACACGAATAGAGCTAACCGCACGGCAAGTGCCTGACCATGAGCATTACACAGTCGACGATGACAACGACGAAGACAATTGAGTTGCCACCTAAGCTGATTGACCTTTTTAGTGGTCCAGCGCGCTACCGAATAGCTTATGGAGGCAGGGGTTCTGGTAAATCAAGGTCGTTCGCGACTATGGCGGCGGTAAGAGGCTATATGTGGGGTCAGGAAGGCCGACAAGGGCAGATACTGTGTGCCCGCGAATACATGAACAGCTTGGCAGAATCTAGCTTTACAGAGATCGAGGGGGCTATACGGGCCTACGATTGGCTAGAAAACTATTATGAGATTGGTGAGCGGTATATTCGCTCGAAAGACCGTAACATCGAATTCACGTTCAGCGGCTTGCGACGCAATTTAGACAGCATTAAATCTAAATCTCGTATTTTGCTCTGTTGGATTGACGAGGCAGAAACGGTCAGCAATGAAGCTTATGACAAACTGATTCCGACAGTGCGAGAAGAAGAATCTGAAATATGGATTAGCTACAACCCAGAAAGCACGCAGTCAGCAACCCACCAGAGATTCCGCGCAACGAAACCAGAACAGAGCAAAACAGCAGAAATCAACTG